TATTGGCATGCCAAGCGTGGAATCAAATACGGCGACAAAGATGCTCTAGCCGAAGTTAAATCGTGGATGGAACATCAAGCATTCTATCTCACTGAAGCTACAGTAGAGTTAGCCAAAGAAAGAGGACCATGTACAGAAAGTCACAAAACAAGATACGGTCAAGGTAAATTTCCTTGGGAACTTAGAGCCAAGGGTGTTAACGCATTGACTAGTTTTAAACCCGAGTTAGATTGGGAACCCTTACGCAAGGAGATGAAAGAGTATGGTGTACGAAATGCTACTCTTATGGCTATTGCTCCAGTTGAGTCTAGTAGTGTTGTTATTAATTCTACAAATGGAATAGAATTGCCTATGAGCTTGATTTCGACCAAAGAGTCGAAAGCAGGATCGTTTACTCAGGTAGTTCCTGAGTATCACAGATTAAAAAACAAATATCAATTGATGTGGGATCAAAAGGATTGCCAAGGATATTTAAAAACTGCTGCGGTGTTGGCTGCGTATGTTGATCAAAGTATTTCAACAAACACTTTCTATAATCCCGCACACTTTGAAGATCGCAAAGTACCAACTACGTTGATTGCTAAAAATCTAATGCAGGCTCAGATGTGGGGATTAAAAACGTTCTACTACAGTTTGATTAACAAAGCTGGCAGTAAACAAAGCGATAATGTTGATACGCAGTATGTAGAAAAACAGGTCAACGGCTATCACAGCAACGAAGTAGAAGAAGACTGCGAGGCATGCAAGCTATGACCTACAGTTTTATTAGAAACGTTTTGTTAGAAGGCAAACCTCACAAGTTAGAGATCAAACCATTACCTTACGATGCCAACGAACTCGCACCAGCAATATCGGAAGATACAATAAACTATCATTATGGTAAGTTAGCAAAGACTTACGCTGAACGATACAATGCTAACGAAGGTGATCCGACATTTAATGAAGCAGGGGTGTTCTTACACAACATCTTGTTTCAGCAGTATCAAGCACCCACAGGCTCAAATAAACCCACAGGCGGAATATTAGCATTCATCGACGAACATTATAAGAGTTTTGATAAGTTCAAAGAAGAATTTGCTAAAACAGCAATGAGCATACAGGGCAGTGGTTGGGTATACTTGGCCAAAGACGGCAAAATCAAAACTATCAAAAACCACGAAGTTAAAAAAGATATAGTACTGTTAATTGACTGGTGGGAACACGCCTGGGCCTTGGACTATCAACACGATAAGAAAAAATATTTAGAAAATCAATGGAAAATCATTAACTGGGAACATATCAATGAGCACAGCACAATATAATTTAACAACAAAAACAGATTACCTAAGTCGTAAGATGTTTCTGGATCCAGCAGGACCAGTTACCATCCAACGATTTGAAGAAGTCAAATACAAAAAGATTGCAGACTTTGAAGCAACTGCTCGTGGTTTCTTTTGGCAACCAGAAGAGATTAGTCTAAGCAAAGATGCCAACGACTTCAAAGAAGCCAGCGATGCTGTAAGACACATCTTTACTAGTAACCTGCTAAGACAAACAGCACTTGACAGTTTACAAGGTCGCGGGCCTAGCCAAATTTTTACGCCTGTGGTTAGTCTTCCAGAATTAGAAGCACTGGTCTACAATTGGACCTTTTATGAAACTAACATTCATTCAAAGAGCTACAGTCATATCATTCGTAATATCTACAATGTGCCCAAAGACGTGTTCAATACCATACACGACACAGCTGAGATAGTAAACATGGCTTCTAGTGTAGGCAATTACTACGATCAACTTCATTTAATCAACTGCCGTAAAGAAGCAGGCGAAAAAATCAACGAGCATACGCATATCAAAGCAATTTGGATGGCTCTACACGCATCATATGCTTTAGAAGCTTTCCGCTTTATGGTATCATTTGCTACATCATTAGCAATGGTTGAGAATAAAATCTTTATTGGCAACGGCAATATCATTAGTTTGATCCTACAAGACGAACTGTTACACAAAGGTTGGACTGCGTTCTTAATCAATCAAGTGGTCAAAGAAGATGAAAGATTTGCCGCAGTAGCAAAAGAATGTGAAGCAGAGGTATATGCTTTGTATGAAGATGTAATCCGCGAAGAAAAAGCATGGGCAGACTACCTGTTCCAAAAAGGACCAGTGATTGGGCTTAATGCTAGTATTCTTAAAGACTTTGTAGATTACACAGCAGTAGGCGCACTCAAAGAAATTGGCATCAAATATCACAACCCTGCTCCAAAGTCTACACCAATACCTTGGTTTAACAAACACAGTGATACCAGCAAGAAACAGACTGCGCTACAAGAAAATGAAAGTACCAATTACGTGATTGGAATTATGAGCGACAGTATCGATTATGAAGAGTTACCAGCAATATAAAGGACACACATGAAAGCTATAGTTTGGAGTAAGTACAACTGCCCATTTTGTGAACAGGCTAAAGCCCTGTTAAAATCAAAAGGCATCGAATTTGAAGAACGTAAGATTGGTGACGGATTCACCAAAGAAGATCTGTTAGAAGCAGTGCCAAATGCTCGTACTGTGCCACAGATATTTTTAAACAATAATTTAATTGGTGGCTTCACTGAGCTACGTAAATACATGGAAGAAACAGCCGGTGGATTCGGCGATGGGAAAATATAAATGTTAATTGACAAAGGTGTATCACCGGGCGAAGTAGTTACTTTAAAACTAACGTCTGGAGAAGAATTAGTTGGTCGCTTAGATGACGACAAAGCAGATTGCCATATCAAGGTATCGAAACCTATGGTGTTAACTATGGGACAACAGGGGTTGGGCATGGTTCCATACTTGTTTACCGTAGATCCTAGCAAAACTGTAAAGATTGGAAGATCAACAATAGTAGTCATGGAAGCCACAGACAAACAGTTTGCTGATGCTTACATACAGCAGACTACTAGTATCAAATTAGTATAAGGAGTAGGCTATGACAACTACAATAACTGTTGCTTTAGAAGGGCCAGGTACTTTTGCTTATAACGATTCCGGCACATCGCTAGCTATTACAGCATTAAAAAATGCGGTTGTTGCGGCTCAAGGTCCTACGTATGCTCCTTTAAGTCAAGCCGATGCCTTAAACAGATTAACTAATGCGTTGGTTAGTACTGGCGGGCAACAGGTAAATGCCTTGGGGAAATTTACCAGCATAGAAGCTGCTATTAATAATTTGTCAATTACCTTAAAAACCACTAACTCAATATTAGGACAAGGTGTTGCTCTCCAGGCAATTTCTATTGCTGAACAAATTAAAAATAATAAATTTACGCAAACTGCTACCAACGCAGCGTTAACAAGAAGCAAGCTACCTCCTGTGGTTGTTCAACCTACCGATGTTCAAACCGCAGTTGCTGAATCTATTACTAGTGCTGGTACAGTTCAAGCACAGGCCGCTGCTACGGGGTTTGTATCTAGTACAATAGCACAGGCTGGAACCTTTATGGTACAGGTATCTGGTATAGAAGCTGCGTTTGAAGCTAGTTCTGGATATATTAGCGGAAAGATTAAAGAAGGGTTTAAAGCCATCGGCATTGACCCAGCAGCCCAAAAGGCAGCAGCTGAACAAAAAGCCAATGAGGCGTTGAGTAAGAGATAATATGTCAGATCAATTTATTGCTAGAACAAATCTTGATTCAGCAGATGCTACTATAGTGTCTGGTTCTGATAATGTTATAATCAATGACGCATCTGCGGTGTTTGTAGGATCTATCACAGCATCTGGCAGTTCTATTGTTCAAGGCTCTACCACAGTGATTATCAATGACAAAGAAGTTGTTAGAGCAGGTGATATGACCAATGTAGGTGAAGCAGTAGGATCTGGCAACACTGATATAATCATAGGCGGATAATGAAAAAAATATTTTGGAACACATTGGGATTTTTATCCCTAGGCATGGCATACATAGGTGTAGTCACTCCTGGTATACCCTACAGCCCATTTGTAGTATTTGCTGCCTACTGCTTTAGCAAGGGCAGCGAGCGTATGCATCGTTGGATCTACAATCACAAACTGTTTGGTCCTTTCTTGACTAACTGGAACACCAAACGTGTGTTTCCTCAAAAAATGAAATACTTTATGCTGGCTATGATGTCGACTAGTTTGATCATTATGTTCTTTACAGGAGTAAAACCAATTGGAATTATTAGTACTGCTTGCTTTATGGCCCTTGTTGCTGTTTGGGCTTGGCGTTATCCTTCCTCTGTTGCCGAGCATGATCGACGCATTGAAGAAGGTCGTAAGATAGGTTGGTTTAACAATGTCATATAGGGTACATAAACTTTGGCCTGTACCTGTGTATCAAACAACTATAGCAGGTGTAGACCCAATAACATTTGAATATCTTATGAATCTTGAAGTCAGTAATTTTGACGAAAAGAATTTCACTCATTTTGAAACTCCAAAGCGTAAGATATTAAATTCTCCGCAGTTAAAAAATCTCAAAAAACAAATAGATCATCACATTGACTATTATGTACACGAACTATTAGGTGCTACTAGAAAACAAAAGTGGGAAATAACCACTAGCTGGTTAAACAAGTCAATGCCAGGCGGTTGGCACGATCTACATTGGCACAGCAACAGTATGGTCAGCGGAGTTTGGTATCCAAAAGTTCCTGCTAATTCGGGTGCTATTTGTTTTCACAAAGAGCGATCACACAGCAATCTATGGAGAGACACTCTCTGTATCGATTTTGATAACATTACAGAATACAATTCCGAAGCAGCAATTATGCCAGAATTGAACACTCTATTGTTATTCCCATCAATCCTAAATCACAGTGTTTTAGACAATAAATCTAATGATGCTCGTTACAGTTTGGCATTCAATGTGTTTCCTAGAGGAATAATTGGTGAAGACGGTAACAGTGAACTCATACTTTAGGTTGACATCTTTATAAAAAGATGTTTAAATAATACACACACAGACAATAATTTTTTTTAATAAGGTAAAATAGTAAATGGCAACAGGTAAAGTAAAATGGTTTAATGACGCCAAGGGTTTTGGTTTCATTACTCCAGATAATGGTGGCGCAGATTTATTCGCACACTTTTCACAGATTAATTCGAGTGGCTTCAAGAGCTTACAAGAAGGACAGAGTGTAAGGTTTGAAGTAACTATGGGTCAAAAAGGACAACAGGCTAGCAACATCCAGCCTGCTTAAAGAATTGTTGTAATCCCTTCAAAGTGAAGGCATTCTGGACGCGGGTTCGACTCCCGCCAGGTCCACCATAAGGAGATTAGTATGAATGACAACCTAAATAGTCTAGCAATAGGCGTAATAGTTGTACTCGTAGTATTTGCTCTAGTCCTTTTATGATGGGCCTGACATTGGTTTCGACAGGGTGAGATAATAGAGACGGCAACACGACAGCGATAGTCGAAAAAACTAAAACAACGTAAACGCAAACGACGAACAGTTCGCATTAGCAGCCTAAACACTGCTTAGGGTAGGAAATACCTCGTAACAGAAAATACCAAAAGCGATCTTAGGATCGCTTTTTTATTGACTAATTAGTAGAAATACTATATACTTGTCTAATGACTATAAGTCATTATAAACAAAAGGAAATTTAAATGAAGAAGTTATTTTTAGCGGCTATTATGGCCGCATCAGTTACACTTGCTCAGGCAGCAGACCCTTACTTTCAAGTAGCAAACAGCTGGCAAGAAAACCGTGTAACTAATGCCAACAGCATTGCTCCAGACGTTGTCATTGGAGTTAAAGAAGGCAATTGGCAATACTCAGGCATGGCACAGTTTAGCCAAGCAGAGTGGGGCAACGGCACTATTACTAATAGTGTAGAAGGCCGTGTTCGTTACAATTTTAATCCAATGACAAGTTTTAAACTACGTCCTTGGACTCAAGTGCGTGTTGGCGATCAAATTACTAGTACTAACAATTTTGCTTACTACGCAGCAGATTTGGGATTGACTGTTCCTGTGATCAGAACTTTTGATTTCGACTTCA